CGCCCGCCGGGTCGAAGAACGTCGCCAGCGCGCCGCCGGAGAAAATGCCGGTCATCAGGTCGGGGAACTGCGACTGCAGGCCCTCGGCGGTCATGTCGATGAGAGTCTGGCTCAGCGACAGCGCGAAGTCGGTACCGACCTCGGCGGCGATGTCGACACCGGCCTGCCCTGCCGAGCTGATCAGCGAGCTGACGATGCCGCCCGCACCGGGGGCCTGAGTGTTGACCGCCGCCCCGGCTGCGCTCGCACCCGCCTGAATGGCGGCGTTGGCGACAGCCTTCGTGATCGGGACGATGACCTTCTCGATGATGTACTTGATGATCGCCTGGATGACGATCTTGAGGATGCGGATGCGCTCTGCGGCGGCAGTCTCCGCGCTCGACTGCGTGCGCTCGATCAGGCCTGAGGTGTCGTTGAGCAGTCGGCCCTGAGCGTCGAACGCCTTGAATGCGTCGCCACGGAAGCTGCGGAAGTCGTCGGTCATCTCGTGCAGGGTGTCGCGCACCTCGATCTCGACACCGATGACCTTGAGCAGCACACGCACCAGCAGGTTGACGATCGTGGAGACGATCGGCACCTCCGACACGCCGAAGAACTCCGCGCCGACGGTGTCGTTGCCGATGACCCCGCCGCCGGTAGCGAAGTGCCGCAGGCCCCGGCTGCGGATGCGGTCGATGGTGGAGTGACCACCCAGCCGGGCGACGTCGGCGGTGTTGAGCACGAACTCGCCGGGCATCAGCAGCGCCGGTACGGAGTCCTTGCCGGGAACGCCGCCGCTGACCGGCCCGCCGGAGGCGAACAGGCCCCCAGCGATCGCGGAGACCGGCGATGCCGCCGCGCCGCCGACCCCGCCTGCGCCGCTGTTGTCGATCGGCAGTGAGCCCACCGCGCTCTTGACCGCGTCGGCGATCGGGGGAGCCGCCGCATTGCCCATCGCGGTGCCGATCGCGTTGGATACGGAGTCCTTCAGCTCCTCCAGAGCTGATTGCACGCCGGTCTTGACGATCGGCTCCAGCGCCGAGTCCTGCAGCTTCTCGTTGGTCTGCTCGATGACCGCGACCATCTGGTCCCTCATCGCCTGCAACTGCTCGTTGAGGCTGGTGAAGGTGCGGTCGATCAGAGACGACGTGTCAGAGAACAGCCGCCCGGTCGCGTCGAAGCCCGGCCCAGCGTTGGTGGTGAGGTCGCCCGCCGACCCGCCAGCCTGGCTGAAGTCGGGAATGTCGAGACCGAGCGCCTTCGCCAGCGCCATCGGGTTGCGTTCCTTGACCAGGGCGTTGAGGGCGGCGTACTTGGTGTTCTTGGTGTTCCACGGCTCCAGGCCCAGCGATCCGATCGCGCCACTGACGTCGCCGATGACGTTGCCCGCTGCCTCCTGAGCGCCCGACGTCGCGCCGCCCAGCAGTGCGTTGACGCCCGGGGGCACCTGACCCGGCCCGCCGCCCGGCCAGTTCGTCACGAACACCGGGGTCGCGCCGCCTGCCGCTGCCATCGCGCCGCCTGGCAGGCCCGACATCGACGTGTAGGCCCCCGGCGGCAGGTTACCGATCGGTAGCGAGAACTGCTGCGTGAACTGCTTGTCGCCCGCCCCGGCAGCGTTGCCACCGTAGGTCGCTCCCTGGCCGGTGCCGCCGCCGCTCTCGAAGTTCACGCCGTTGGGCAGCGTCGCGGCCATATGGCCGGAGCTGAAGCCGATCTGCAGGGTGCCCGGGATCAGGCCCGGCGTCGCGCCGAGCTTGGTGAGCACGTCGGCGGCGCTATGGGTGTCGAACAGCCGCTCCGGCCCGGCCTGGCCCTTGGTGATCAGCTCGACCAGGTCGCTGACCGCACCCGAGCAGTCGCTCAGGCCGTTGGCGAGGTCGCTGGCTCCCCAGTCATACTTGCCGCCACTCACGCTCTGTGCGAAGGCACTGACCGGATCGAGCCCCAGCGGGGTCATCGGCACGCCCGCCGATCCCGCGACCGGCGCGGTGCCGCGAGTGCCGGTCGTCGTGCCGGGCACGCCGCCCTTCTTGACCGACTGGTCGCGGAAACGCTGCAGGCTCTTGATCAGCGAGCTGTTCGACTCATCGAGCACGCCGGTGTAGCCGCCGCCGATCACTTGGCTGGTCAGGTCGCTGATCTGCTGGTCGCTCAGCCCGCCCTTCTTCTTGTTGCGGGCACTGGTGATGGCGGTGATGACGGGGCTGTTGGCGTTGAGGCCCAGGCCCGATACGTCAGCCAGGTCGCCGCTCATGGCGAACTTCGCCAGCGCGGCGGCGATGGAGTTGAAGTCGACCGCTCCGGCGACACCCGGCTGGCCGGGCACTCCGCCGGTCGTGGCGACCGGGGCATCAGGGAGGATGCCGCCCTGGCTGATCGGCAGCGTCGCCGGGTCAGTGCCCAGCCACTTCTCGGGGTCGCCGCCGAGTGCGGAGATCGCAGCTGCTGCGGCCTCATAGCCCCGGTGACGCGGTTTGATCGGGGTGCCGAAGGGTCCGAGCTGCTGGCCGGTCCCGGTGCCGTCCTTGGCCGCTGTGGCGACCGTGGCGGTGTTGGCGGCGGTCGCTGCGATCGGGTTCGACGCGGTGCCGCCCTTACCGGCGAGTAGGTCACGAATCTGGATCAGCACGCCCAGCTCGGTGTCAGGTCCGATCGCAGGCACGACCCCGCCCGGCACCGCGCCGCCGTCGGCGAAGTGAAGCGCCTGACGCATCGCGTAGACCCCGGCCTGACCGCCGAGAGCGGCGACGTCGCTGGTGGTCAGCACATGCTCGCCCGGCATCAGCCAGCTGAGCACTGAATCCTTGCCGGGGATGCCGCCGATGATCGCGCCGCCGCTGGCGTGCTGGCCGGGCTTGATGACTTCACCAGGCACTGCCGGTACCCGAATCGGCTGGATCAGCTGGTCATGGCTGATCGGGCGACCGTCGAGCATGTACTGCACCGCGATCTGCACCTGCCCCGTCGGCAGGGTCTTCACCGCGTAGCCGAGGTCCTTGACCTTCTGGATGGCCTCGGGGGTGTTGTCTTTGAGCACCACCTCGCCGGTCGGCAGCGTGGTGATCGAGTTGGCGAGCAGGTCGGTGTTGGCCTTGGCGATCGCGGCCTTGTCGCCGATGGTCGACAACGCCTGGTCGATACCGGCCAGGTTGCGCAGCTCGCCGCCGTTGCCTGAGCCGACCGGGGCGGCGGGGCCGAGCAACAGGCCCTTGACCGTGGTCGGGCCGGGAATCGGGTTGGGGGCGGAGATGTTGGGCGGAGGCTGCACCGCCGGGCCGGGCAAGATCGGCGCATTCGGGTTGATCGCCGGGATGGCGGGCGGCTGATTCTTGACGCTGTCGAGCATCGCCTGGTGGGCGTTCTCGACCGCGTTGGCCTGATTGATGAACACCTGCGCCAGCTGCACCGCCGCCGCTGCCGCCACGCCGAACGCCGCGCCGACCGGCCCGGCGATCTCGCCGCCGATCAACGCACCGCCGCCGAGTGCCGACAGCGCCGCCAGCCCGCTAGGCGGCTGAGTGCCGTCGGTCGGCTGCGCGGCGATACCGCCGATGAGCGGGATGAGGCCCGCCCCGCTGGGCATGCCGAACCGGCCCCCACCGCCCTTGCCGCCACCGAGCTTGCCGCCGACGGTGTCGGCCTTTGTGCTCACCCGGCCCAGGCCCGCTTCGAGGTCGCCCAGGCCCTTGAGCAGGCCGGTGAACGGGCTGAGCGTCTTGTACGCCAGGAACCCGATCAACACCGCCTGCAGCAGCCCCGGCATCGACGTCAGCAGGTCGGTCGTCACCCGCAGGAACGGCAGCAGCACACCCGCCCACTGCTGGCTGGCGTTGAAAATTTCGGGCAGCATCTTCGCCAGGTTTTCCAAGATCGGCAACCACTGCCGACCCGACTCGCGGGCGTCATCGAAGAACTTCGCCATCGCGTTCTGACCCGACTCGCTGCTGGTCAGGTCGTGCAGCTTGGACACCGACGAGTCCAGCCACTTGAGGAATCCGCCCTGGTCGGAGCCTGCGGCCTTGGTGACGTCGGTGATGATCTTGACGAGGTTGAGGCCGGTGTTCGCCAGCTCGTGCAGGCCGTCGATGCCCCGGTTCATCCAGCGGTCGAAGTCGCCCGACTCAACGGCGTGGGTGATGAACTTGTCGAAACGCTCCGCGCCCGCCGCCAGGCCGTCGGCCAGCCGGGGCAGCGCATTGGTCGACCCGCTCGTCAGCGTCAACAGCGCATGGCTCAGCGGGGCGATCGCCTTGTTCATGCGGTTCTGGCCCTCGGCGGTGTTGCCGAGAATGCGGTCCATCAGGCTCAGGTTGCGGTCGTCGCGCAGGCTGCCGGTCAGTGACTTGAGCGTGCCGTTCCAGGCGTCGGCGATCTTGCCCATGCCGCCCGATACCGCCGGGATCGCCTTGTCGGCGGTGGACTGCAGGTCGCCCGCGAAGTCGCGGAACATGCGCCCCTGGATCATCTTCTGCAGGTCCAGCAGCGGCCCCCGCGTTAGGCCCGCGACAGTTTTGGCGACGTCTTGGGCTGCCGGGTCCATGTCCTTCATGGCCTCGGCGGCTTTCTCGAAGTCCTTCGGGTCGTTGGACTTCATCGCCTCGGTCAGGGCTTTGACCGCGTCGCCCATGCCCTTGAAGCCGAGCATCGCGGTGCCGATCGAGGCCCCCGCCGCGCCGTAGATGCCGGGCAGCGCCAGGCCCGCGCTCGCGAGCTGCTGCACTCCGCCGACCATGTCGGTGATCAGTGCCGCCGCCGGGGCCAGTGCACTGATGCCGCCCGCGATGAGGTTGACGCCGACCGGCGATGTCAGGAACCCGAACCGGCCCTTGCCGCCCTGCATGAAGCCGCCGCGATGGCGCTCGAAGCCGCTACCTCCGCCGCCGGGAGGCCCGCCCCCGCCACCGCCACTGGGAGGCCCACCCGTCGGTGCCGCCGCATTGGCCGCGCGGGCGGCGGTGTTGCGGTCGAACGCGGCGGTCTGCTTCTCGATCGCGCGGGTGACGGCGTTGATCGACCGGCTGGACACGCCGGAGGCGGCGGCGGTCTTGCTGGCGGTCTTGGTCTGCTGCTCGCCGACCTTCTCGACCGCCTCTGATACGGCCTTGGCTCCGGCGGTCTGCGCTGCGGAGGACTTCTCTCCGGCCCGGGCCGTGCGGTCGTACTCACGCTGGACGGCGTTGAGTTCACGCTGAATCTCGGCCAGTGCCGGGGCGATCGCGCGGCGCACCGCCTCGCCCAGCCGGGCACTCAGATCATTGGCGTCAATTTCGACGCCGAGCTTGATGTTCCCGGCTGAGGTCACCGGGTCAGGCTATCGCACAGGGCGGCGATTACGGCTTGTCGTCGCCGGTCGCCGGTTCCTGCAGCGACGCGGTGACGATCGCGTTGAACAGCTCGCCGACGGTGTCGACGTCGTAGTCCGACTCGTCAGGGTCCATGAGCCGCGAGAACACCCGCCCGTAGCTCTCCGGCGACAGGTGCCGGGCGATGAACAGGCCGGTGAGGTCGTTCTTGACGCCGATGTCGACGTACTTGCCGCTGGCCAATGAGAACGCGGCCAGGGCCTGCCGGGTGGGCACGCGGATGCCGAGCTTGTCGCCCTTGAAGACCAAGAAGTCGTGATCCCACACCTCATCGGTCAGCGTCACGTCGAAGGTCTGAGCGATCGCCACCTCGGTGCCCGGCTGTTCGTCCTGGTCAGCGGTGATGATCTCGGCGTCGAACACCCGCGACTCATCCGAGTGTGCCGTTTTGCCGGCCAGCTCGTCGCGAGGGTCGTCAGCGTGGTCGCTGGCAATGTCGGCGATCGCGGCCAGCTTGTCGTCGTCACCCGGCTGCGGCTGCAGACCAGCCTTCACCCGGCTGGTCGCTGCCTGGTAGTCGGCCTCGACCTCGTCAACGGTCAGGGCCTCGTCGTCATCGGGCGGGCTGAGCTGAATGTCGGGGTCGGGCTCCACGTCGGGGAGCGAATGGGCTTTGGCTGTCGTGCCGTCCTGATTGAACGTGGTCATGGGTCTCCTCCCGAGGCTGACCGCAGACTACCACCGATGTCGGGTTAGGCCCGGCTGATGTCAGGGTCGCGCGCCACCACGGCGTGCCCGGCGTTGCGCAGGAACGGGCGAGACCGGGTGCCCGGGTGCCAGACCGACTTGCGGAAAATCTCACGCCCATGCCACCAGAAGTGCAGGGCCTCGGCGCGGCGGGCGACGATGCGATGTGGCCGGGAGCCTTCGTGCACCGCCGCCGCGTAGTCAGCCGTGGCCTCAACGCCGCCGTCGACATGGAACGGGCGGTACCGCTGCGGCAGCTCGCCGATCGACCGCCCCAGGTTGCCGGTCAGCACCGGCACCCGCACCCGGGCCTCAGTGGCGATCTGGCGCGTCAGTGAGCGGTGCTTGCGGCGCAGGATGAGGCCCGACTCGCGTTCCAGAACCGGCTCATTGATCTCGATGCGCGCAGTGACCCGCGCCATCGGCTACGCCCCGTCGGCGGGATCGTCAGCCGGAGCGTCGTGGGTCTTGAGCCATTCGTCGTACTCCGCCTGCAGGGTGTCGCGATTCTTGCCCTCGGTGACGATGTCGGTCTCCTCGGCCAGCCATTCGGCCCAGTCATCGCGGCTGGCGTTGCGCGCCGGGGCGGGAGCTGCTTCGGGCAGCGGTGACTCCTCCGGCTCGCCGGTCTCCTCGTCCACGACGACGGCGAAGCCCTGCGCGACGTAGCGGCGCACCTCGTCGCTGTCTTGCACCTCGCGGCGCTCGCCCCGGGCAAGGCCCGCAGCTGGGCTGATGCTGCCTTCGATGGTGATCTTGGCCATGACGTTCTCCCTCACAGACTCACGTAAATGACGCCGGTCCAGGCTACGACGCCGCCCTCTGGACCATACGGCAGCAGGGTGTCGGTGCCGACCTGGTAATCGTCGGCGACCAGCTTGCGCGCGGCACTGCATAGGGCCTGCTCGATACGGTACGAATCGTCCAGCGACCGGGCGGCTTCGCTGGCGTAGGTGTCCCAGTTGGGCACGTCGGAGACGTCGACACAGCGGCCCACGCCGACCTGCAGGCTGATCACCCGCGTCAGCCCGCACGGGTTGGCGTCGATCGTGGGGGCCGGGAAGGTCTGCGACCTATAACGCCGTTGCGCGAGCACCCACAGGAACGGCACGTCGCAGCTCTGGCTGGCGTGGCTATCCCACGCCGCCAGCGCCGGGCCGTCACCGGCGAAGAAACGCACCTCCGGCGCGGGCTTGGGCGGGGCCGGAGAGAACCACTCGACCATCGACTCAATGACCGTGGCGACGACGTGCACCGCCGGGTCGCCTGCGGCCATTAGCGCACGCTCGCGTTCGCCATGAGGTGGTTCGGGTTGACCGCGCTCAACCACATGTCGACCTCGCTCAGCCCGGTCTTGCCCTTGTCGTAGAACGTGGTCGGGTCGTACACGCGGTAGGTGACACCCTGGCGGCTGGCTGTGGTGACGTTGCGCGGCAGGCGGCAATTGCCTGAGTTGTTGATGGCCTTGATGAACTCCGCCGCCAGCAGACCCGTCAGCTCATCGACGCCCGGCGGCACCGGCAGGCCCACCTTGTAGGTCACGGTCCAGGTGTTGACGTCACCTGCGGGGCGGTTGAGGTCCTGGCGCGGCCAGGCGGTGTCGCGGCGGTAGAGCTTGTTGCCCTCGACAACCCACACCAGCGGGCTCAGTACCACGCCGTTGATCTTGACCTCGGTCACCTCGGCGACCGGGCCGGGCAAGTGCACGACGTTGGGGCCGGTCTCGCGGCAGCCGCCGACGCAGCCGCACCACCAGTTGATCCACCGATCGCCCTCCCAGCTCAGCACGTAGCTAATGACCGGGCCAAAGCCGTGGTGGTTGGGCAGCGGCCCGCGACACGGGCGCACGGTGACGTCGCGCAGGCCGAACTGGCGACCGCTCAGCGCCCACATGATCGACACGGCCAGGTCGGCGGCGGCGTTGTGTTCGAGCAGGGCCTTGGTGTACTCAGCGGAGGGCGGGTCGGTCACGTCTGGCAGCGCGGGTAGCAGGCTGCGCTCGATCGGCCACTCAAAGGTCACAGCGGTCAGGCTATCCCAAACGAGTGCGACCCCGGCCCATTGAGGACCGGGGTCGCATCACGCTTCGCTGATCAGGTCAGCCTAGTACCAGCGCACCCGCCGTCGGGTGCCCGGCGCTGCCGGAGGCCCGCCGACGAACAGTGCCCATAGGCCGTAGAGCACCAGCACCACGCCCACGATCAGGCCGATGATGTAGAGCACGTACGGCACCGGCAACAAGAACACCAGCAGCAGGATGACGATGCCTGCCAGCAGCGGTCCCATTACGCGACCTGAGCAGGTGCGACGTCGATCGGGGCTGCGCCCGCCGGTCCACCGTAGTAGTAGTTCGTGCCGGTGAACACGGTGCTCGTCGCCAGCGCGACCGGCTGATTGCCCTCAGTCGGGTCGGGCGGAGCGATCGGCGTGCGGAACACGGTGAGATGTTCCTTCTTGGTCGTCGGCTGCAGCAGACGCACCGCGTCGCCGTCAGCGTCGGCCTGCACGTTGTACGGACCCTTGCCCCAGTGCGGCATGGCGATGGTGCGGCCCGTCAGGGTCAGCGTCGCCACGGTCGCGCCGATGGTGATGTCGCCAAGCGTCCACTCGGTGCCCGCGAACAGGAAGTACCCGTACTTGCGGCCTGAGCCGGTCTCAAGCAGGATTTCGTCGGTCGTGGGCGGGTCAGCGCAGTCGTCCTCGCTCTTGCCCGACGTCCAGACCTCCAGCGCGATGCCGTAGTCGGACTCGATCTCGCGCTGATCGCGGAAGCCGATCACCTCGGGGGTCGCGCTCTCGTCCAGCAAGTTCTCCCAGCCGGTGAACATCGTGATCAGGCCGGGGTTGACGTTGCAGAGTTCCAGCGCCGGGGTGTACCAGCGCCGCTCCGGCGGCGTCCGGTCTTCGAAGCACACCTTGCCTTCGGCGTTGTCCTGCGTGAGGTCCTGCGCATCGCGCATGACAGCGGTCAGGCCCAACGTCACGAAACCGGCAGTCACCAGCCGGTTACGAGGTCCAGCTACGGGCTTGCCACAGCTGTCGACCTTGGTGGCGCGGAGCCGCGTGCCCTTGACGAGCGGGAAGGTGGTCATGTGACCTGCTCCTCCTGGTTCATGGCGCGGTTGCGCCGGGGTCGGTCTCCGAGGCTGGTATTGACATTAGGTGATCGCCGTGCAGGTCACAGGATGCCGCCGATGCCCAGGCCCAGCAGACCGCCCCGACCGCCGCCTCCGCGAACGTCAGGGTCGTCGGCGTGATGCTTCACCGGCGGCGGGCACTGGTCATACGAGAGCACCAGGTGACCGTCGATGCACGACACATAGGGTGCTTGCGGAGGCAACGGATTACCCGGCGGCGTCAGTGGCGGCATCACCGACAAGGTGAGCGCCGCGATCACCGTCCACATGAAGGTTCGGGGAACGGGTGGTCAGTACGATCCTTGTCCAGCTGGCGCTGGCGATCGCTGATCTCGCTGATGCGGGTGTTGATCTTGTCGATGCGCTCGCGGTAGACGCGGGTGACCGCCTGACCGTAGGACGTGACCCGGGGGTCATCGGTCGGCAGGTTCTCCAGGTCGGTCGGCAAGTCGATCAGGCGGCTGATCCACATCGCGTTGGCCTGCATGCTCTCGGCCAGCAGTTCGCGCTGCTCACGGCTGAGCTGGTCGTTTTCGGTGGTGATCTTGGCGCGGGCGACCAGCGCCGTCTGGAACTCCGTCTGGCAGCGGCGCATCTCAGCGCCCAGGTCGCGGTAGTGCTTCTCGGTCTGACCGACCTGCAGCAGCACGTAGCCCAGCACGGCGAACGTCAGCAGCCCGCCCAGCCAGACGCGGTTGATGGGCGGCGGGGTGTGGTGCTGACCGTTGGGCAGCGGGTGGGCCTTGTCCAGGTGGCGGCACTGTGCCCGCTGGTACACCTTCATCAGCACAGCTCCGAACAGCCCTCCGGCGACGAAGGGCAGCGAGTAGATCAGTTCAAGCACATTGGTCATCCCCCGCCACCGCCTCTGTGAGCACCGTCTCCGAACGGCGGCTCATCGCGTACACCCTCCCCCGGGTGCTCGCGGTCGGCGATCTCTGCCAGCTTGTCGGCCTTGCCCTCGGCTCGATTGGCAGTGTTCTGCGTGTCCTGGTCGCGCTTGGACTTGTCGGACGATAGGGCCGTGAAGAACGCACCCGCTGCGGTACCGAGCAAGGCGACGAGATAGGTCGGGGGCTCACCGAAGATGTCGCTGACAACGGTGGCAGCGAGAACTGCGATGAGTGCGATGAGTGTGAGCACCGTGACCTATCTCGTCGCCTT